CTATCCGGTGCCGTTCAATCGTGTCGAGTTTCTAAAAACACTTGGACGGCACGCCAAGGCGGGCGGCAAGATCTTCAACGGTGCTTACATCGTATCTACCAATGGCAAAACCGTTGATGATATGAAGGAGTACATCACACAAGGGAATATCCATATTCCAAAGGTGGTGTACTTAACGCACGAAGTGCTGGTGCCAATGTGGAAAGGACGGGAGCGCTTGCGGCCCAAGGATGGCGATACCCTGAACAGTTGGCACATGATGCTCGGCCAGATGCAAGGCTTTGGCAGCTTTATGGCGGCACAGGTTATCGCTGACCTGAAATACCATGAACCACTGCGGCACGCGGATGATTGGCACACATTCGCGGCCAGTGGCCCCGGTTCACGTCGTGGTCTCAACTATGTGTTAGGCCGTGAGCGTGGTGATGATTGGACAGAGGATAATTGGCGGCTAGAGCTCGGCCGTCTTCGCGAAAAGTTGTTGCCAATGTTCAAGGCGGAGCAAATGCCAGCCCCGCACGCACAGGATATCCAGAATTGCCTGTGCGAATATAATAAATGGCATGCCTGTGTGTTTGAGGGAAGAAAGCCTAAGCAACTCTATCGCTGGAACTAGTCAAGTCAAAGGAAAACACGTCATGACAAAGTCGACTCATTCACTTACAGTTTCTGACTATCTCTGGGCATGGGCTGAAAAGAAAGGCAAAGAAGAAGGCTGTGGACCAGCTTGGATCTTACGAGATATTCTAATGGCAAAAGCCATGGAGCAAAATGGCCAGCACTCGATGGAGCATGTGGTCCAAGAAAAACAGATAAACGACACAGCACGGAAGGAGCAAGTTCCTATCCTGAAAGAAGACTATATGATGTTCATCACACGCCCAGATGAACGTAAAAAGCACTGGAAAGAAATTTTGAAAGCATTTAAAGACTGGAAATTCAGTGATCCTAGGGGTAAAATGCGTATGCATCCAGAACAGGCACGTGATTTCTGTTACGATGTTCTGAACAAATACGAAACTTACGAAGAGTTAGAGGAAACTGGAGCACACAACGTTTTCTGGATGCTATGTGACGTTTATCGCCGACAGCACTATCAAAAAGAGGAGTAACCAATGAAGGCCACCATCTTCAGTTTCATTCCCGCCACTGAACGGTCGATGGTGGCCAGCACCCGCATTGCGCGCTATTTACGTGATCAATTGCAATTCCCACTTATATGGGATGAGAAGATAGCCGACAAAACTGATCTAGACGTCTTGTTCATAATCAACGGTGCCTACGGTTTCTGTAGCGTGCTCGAAGAACTTAGCCTTGCCATTCTTGGGGCCAAGCGTATCGTATGGGTGCAGAATGATTATACAATCGTACCGCCAATCAACAACGGCAAGGCGACTTCGCCCTTTCGCAATGCCTTCGTAGCGAGGCGCAAAGTAGGTAAGCCACATTTAGAATTCTGGACAACGTGTGAAAGGGAAAGCAAAGCCACCGCTCTGAGCAACTATATCAATTGGAATTGCTTGACGCTGCGTGAGAAACCGTTGCCCAATGGCTTCACCCATAATGATATAGGTTATTATGGCAGTTTTCGCGTAGGAAGAGAAAAGACATTCGCAAAGTTTTTTACTTCACCAAAATGTCGCATCGTTATTTCCAGTCCAAGCAAGAAGTTTCCCAGCACTTTCACTGATTCACAAATTACCCACTGCGGTCCTTGCGACGATCTGCTCGGTTGGCTGAAAGAACGTGGCTTGGGCTTGTATCTGGAAGACCGTAAATCACACAGTGAATTCCACAGTCCGCCTAATCGTTTCTATGAAATGCTGAGTGCAGGTTTACCAATGATATTCGAGAATGAGGCCGGTGCTACTTTGCGCCGAGCCGGTTACAATCCTGCAGATTATCTGGTGAGCAACGCTTTGGAGGCGGCACGTATGCTCGAGAAACGCGATAAGATAAAGAAACAACAATATGAATACTGGTACAGCATAGCCAGAGCAGAGCATAGCACATTGGAAAGCAAGATCAAAGCTGCTTATAAACAATTGGAGCAGGCAGTATGAAAGGAACGCGCAATATGACAGCCCCCGACATCACTGATTTGGACGATGAAGGCGTCATCATTCCACCGGCTTGGTCATATAAAGTGTTTCGTTGTGAAAGCTGCGGCGAAGCTCATATAGTCTTATTTGACGATGCACAAAAACCGATAACAGAACTTATCATAGGGCCAGAAGAATTTGACGAGTTAGTAAAACAAGTGTATGAAGCACTCGATGAAGATGAGGAGGAACACAATGATCATCAACTTACGCGGAACTAATGGAAGTGGCAAGAGCGCACTGGTACGCACCATAATGAGTCTGTATCCAACAGTGACACAGATTGCCTACCCAGAGGCGGAACACAAACGGCGGCCCATGGGTTACATCTGCCGAAAAGGCGTCAACCGGCTGTTCATTCCTGGCCATTATGAAATTGCCAATGGCGGCATCGACACACTACCAAGCTTGAATTATGCCTACGACTTAATCTTGAAGCACCACGAATTCGCTGCTGACGTATTGTTTGAGGGTAAGAATCTAACAGATAACATCGAGCGCCTTCTAATCATGCACCAAGCGAAACTTGATATCAGTGTCATCTTTATCAACCTTTCCGTCGCCGACTGCATCAAAGCCGTTCGTGCACGTGGTCACGCTATCCAAGAAAAGACCATTGAGGCCATAGACAAAAAGTGCAAAAAAGAGTTTGCTACTCTTAGCAAGGCTGGAGTAAAATGCCTACAGCTAGGGCGAGCGGAAGCACTCAAAACAGTTGCACACTGGTTAGACCTCGAATTGCCAATGGGAGGGGCTGATGTACGTACAGAAGGTGCGGAACGTATGCCAAGCACTGAGCAACACCATCGAGCACCTGAATAGAAACGGTGAGTATGAAGACAGCCGCAACGGCAAGGTTATTGTAGCACCGGAGCCTATTGTTACCGCCACCAGTTGCCCTTTCGAACGGGTGATGTTCAGCCTTTATCGAGATGCCAATCCATTCTTCCATATGTTTGAAGCCATATGGATGCTGGCCGGTGAAGACAAGGCTACGGTGCTCAATACCTTTATCAAGGATTTCACCACATCATACTGTGAACCCAATGACGTGATGCATGGCGCCTACGGCTTTCGCTGGAGGCATATGTTCGGCTTCGACCAGCTTGACTATGTGGTGCAAAAGTTGGTAGCCGAACCCAATACCCGGCAGTGCGTTATTCAAATGTGGGATGGTTATGGCGACCGCAACGACGACCTGCGCGGACCCTGGAAAGACAGACCCTGTAACACTACGATATTCCTCCGCAACAACGACGGCGCATTGGATCTTACCGTCTGCTGCCGCAGTAACGACATGCTGTGGGGGTGCCATGGGGCCAACGCCGTCCACTTCAGTGTGCTGCAAGAGTATTTGGCAGCCCGCGCTGATCTAGGCATCGGCACCCTTTATCAAGTCAGCAATAACGCCCACATTTATTTGGACCAGTTCAACAAGCTAATCAGCCGCGCCAGTCCTCAACAGATATTAGATGACCGCTATACCGACGGTACGGTAAAGGCGCAGCCTATGTTCACTGAGCCGGAATACATTGATGAAGACATCCATACTTTTATGAAAGCCTATTACAACAATGCCATAGAATCCAGCTTTCATAACCCTTGGTTCTTAAACACCCTGACAGGTGCAATGACGGCACATCTGGCTTATCGTAAGAAGGACTACCGCAACGCGCTAATATTCGCCAGTGCTATTGAAGCAACGGACTGGCGCACAGCATGCTATGAATGGCTTGAAAGGAGAGCGAAATGACAGACATGAACCACATGAATCATATCGATCACGTCTGTAGAACTGATTTGGAAGAACTACGCCGTAAGGAAGCTACCTACAAAGGCAGTTGGAAGAAGCGCGGTGGCGTCGGCGCATTTATGATGTCAGCGCGCAAGTGGGACAGGTTAGAAGGCATGGCCGAAGATAACGGCTATGATATTTTCAGCATGTTAGAACAAGGCAACGGCGAAGACGGCACTGCCCTAGCCGAAGTACGAGATTTACGCCGTTATTTGCTGCTTATCGAGG